CCCGGAGGCAGCTCTCCTCAGAGATGTGACATTCGAAAGGATGTGCGCAACTGATGGATCTGATCCCAACGCAGAACTTGGTTCTGGTGCATAGGCTTTAGTGATAAAGACTACTTATCCTTAGTAATCTTGGGTGCCCGAGCATCCAGTGATGGATGGACTCGGTAAAATGATAAGTCTCAGCTTGCCCGGCTGATGACGCTAAGGTAGGCTGAGGGGATGAAAGTCCCACTGGTCTTCCAGAGGTCCTCAGGGATAACCTTGACTCATTCTATTTGATCTCTCTTAGTACAAACTCACCGAGCTCCGAGTGATCGGAAGCTTGGTTTGTAAGGAAAAAGACTAGATCTTTAGATCCTGAGTGGAATGGCAAGCCGTTCCGTGGTAGTAATACCACCAAGAGAACTGCTGTCCCGATAGGGTATCCGACCTAAGTCGGTCAGCGGCCTCGATCCAATCCCGTTAAAAAGGGAGAGGGAAGAGTTTTCTTGTCTTAAGGCACACGGTGGGTGTTCCCCAACATCTATCGTGGTACTATGTACCAGAGTAGGTTGTAAAGAGGTTTGCCCATCGAGGCGACTAGGAACTCATCCCGTCCTTAAGGAACAGGTCTTGAAAAAGAGAACCTACCTAAAGGGTCCAGGGGTGTACTTCCGAAATCCATATCTCGAAAGAGGTATGGGGGGGTCGTCTTGGTGAAGTGAATAAGCTTTACTAAGCCTAATTGGTGACAAACGCCAAACCCTACCAAGGGTGGCTGCGGCTCCTCTCCCCTTCGGGGGTTAGGAAAACCGAAGTCCAAGTTTTGCCCAAACCGGACACCTACATTCGATTAACAATGACTAAAGATTTTCTTAAATCAAAGTTGCTCAAAATGTTGGCGAAAGGCTCAAGCGAGCTTGGTGCCATGATCCAGGTAAAACTGGGTCGACCAGCGCTTCACCACGTCCTTAGGGCCGTGGGTTCGCTGGGGCGTCGTTCCAATATCGGTGTAGTGAAAGTGATTCTCACCTACCTTGCCTTTCTCCATCGGCTGCAAAGAAAGAATGGCCTGCCTTACATGGTTAAATTCATGAAGTCAGCCCAATCTCTTCTGATGCAGTCTTTGGGAGGGCAACGCCTACATAACCTGAACCCCTTGGGTCTTAGGTTAGCAAGGACAAAAGCAGGTTTACCAAGAGTCATCCCGGCACTCCACCGAGCGCGGCTCCGTGGTGGTGATCTTTGGACAGTCCGCCTGTGGCAGACATTATTCGGGTTATACCGAGTAATTGAAGTTCCAGGTAAACTGAAATTAGGCACTATCACTACGCCAACCTCGATGCAGGAATGGGTATTACCGGAGTTTAGTCACTTCGTTACTACTCATCTACGGGAGGCCCTACTTCGGAACTTTAAAAAGTCCCGGGTAGGAAGAGCCTTTGGTCCGCAAGGGCCATTGGAGTTCTTGGCAAGCTTACGTGCAAAACCTTTCCTGGTGTCTAAGTCGACATCTGCTGTACGGAAAGATCAGGAGGCTGTGAATAATATCACTCCTCTTTCATCTTCTCCGGCTGGGGTGTTAGCCTCAGCAATCCTTTGGTATTCTAATCCTTTGAAACCCTTCCTAGAAAGTTGGGCTAAAATGACTAAGAACCATTGGATTCTCAACAGAATCGATGCCTGGGGTAACCCGAGTAAGACTGGGGTTGCTCTGAGTTCATACTTTGATGTCCCCGATCTCAAGTCTCCACTGCTTAAAGAAGATATTCTCAAAAGCGGTTTTGATGAGAGGGCGGAGCTTCGAAGAAAGAAACAGAAATTCCCCAGTAGCTCTGGTGTTACTACTGGGTCCCTTGGTCGCTTAGCGGCCTTGGAGGAACCAGCAGGAAAGGTGCGAGTGGTTGCCATGGTGGATATCATGACTCAGTGGCTCTTACATCCTCTTCACGAGGCTTTGTTTGAGCTCCTTAGAATGATTCCAACTGATGGTACTCACGATCAGTTAAAACCGATCCATCGTCTCTTAAGAAGAAGACCTAACGGTCCATTCTATAGTTTCGATTTATCGGCGGCAACCGATCGGATACCACTTTCCCTTCAAAAAGCTTTACTCTCTCCAATTCTAACAAGTTGGGGGGCCGAAGCCTGGGGATGTCTCCTTGTTGGAAGACCATATGTCATTTGCCACAAAGATGCAGGGCTCCATCCTGACGTAAGTCGGGATGCTCAGGGTATTACCTTGAGTGGAGACCTGTATTCAGTGACTTATGGCGCTGGTCAACCAATGGGAGCATACTCTAGTTGGGCCATGTTAGCCTTCGTGCATCATGCTATTGTCCAGTGGGCCGCACTTCGTGCAGGTGTTATATCACCTGGAAGTGGCTACTGGTTCCAAGACTACGCCGTCTTAGGTGACGACGTAGTTATAGGAAATAGCAAGGTAGCAACAGAGTATCAGTACCTAATGGGCGCAATTGATGTGCCTATTGGGGACCATAAGTCCGTGTATTCGCCCCGTGGACTGGCATTGGAGTTTGCGAAACGTTACTTCCTGAAAGGGAAGGACGCCTCGTCGGCTCCAATTGCTGAGTACTGGGCAGCCAAGGGAAATCTCCCGGCAGCTGCTCAGCTTAGCAAGAAGTACCAGCTTACCCTTGCACAGTTTTTAACTGTCATGGGCTACGGGTACCGAAGTAAAGGCTCCGTTACGGGACGCTTAGTCAGCCTCCCGCAGCGGCTCCGGAATTACGTTGTTACGTACTATAGTCCCGCAGGCTTTGGTTTCAAGTCCTTACAAGACTTCTTTACCCTTAGGGGTGTAGGAAGTAACTATAAGGTTACTGATGCCAAAGTGGCGGCCTTGATGCGATCCTTCTTTGACGTCGAGACCAAAAGTCTCCTCGCTAAGTTGGAACGACTTGATCCTCTTGTGAAAGAAATCAAGACACTGGTAACAGTGCATCGAGATCGGGAACATTATGGGACTAAACCCAGAGGACCTGATCGACAAATAGTCTTCCGAGATTTAGAGATCACGGGTGGTTGGAATATATCTGGCCACGTCGTGGACTCGATCAAGGAAACTGTTTACCGAGAAGCATTCTGGGATACCCTCATTAAAATCCGAGATCTAAAGAACCAGATTGAGGAAATCTCACTGGATACTCTAGACTGGAGTACTTTTGAGACGTTGCTCGACACCTGCCGTGAGGTAGATGAAGAGTTAAGTCTACTTCCACTCCCACGGGATCTTTACGTGCGGAAGGGGGAAACCTCTTCTATACGTCTAGAATTCCAGTGGTCTAAATTGTGGAGTAGATACTCAACCCACTTCCGAACTACATCAGGGGATGCACCGGTAGTGAAAACTACCGATGCACCTAACCCCTAGTTAGTGCAACCTGTCCATGGGTATGGACAAACGCCGGATTTCGGGATCCACCCTGAGGGGTGCCTTCTAACTCTATCTTGAGATCGGCTCGGACGGTACTTGACCGTACCAAACACGGATAACTCGAAAGAGTGAAGTCGCCTACGAAAGTAGGAAGAGACGCCGAATCGGTGTTTGCACCGAATAGAGATTAGGCATAACCTGCAAAGGTCATCCGGAGGTTGAGGGGGGTTTCCAAGACTTAACCGTTTTGGAGGTTCCCTGCGACTACACTAATTGATTTCTCGACGCTAGAGGTTGCTGACCACGCTAGTGGTAACAGACCTATAACATTTTTGAAATGCAACTGAGCATAGCCTCTT